GTTGGGGAGGAGCTCGGAGTTGATTAGGTAGATGTCGGCGGCTTGCTCATGCCATGCTTTCAGCCCTGCGGCAGTCCGCAAGTGTGCCACCCTCATCCATTGGGTGTGCGCCCACCGCTCGACCTGCGCGGGCCATGTGATCGAGCAGACGCGGAGCGGCGCGACAATGAGCGCACCGCGTAGCTGCCCGCAGGTCGCCAGCGCGTCGATCGCCGTCAGCGTGACCACCGTCTTACCCTTGCCAGGGGAGACGAACAGTGCGGCTCTGTCGTTCTCGAGCAGGTGGTCGATCATCGGGCGCTGGTAGGCGAACGGCTGGAAGGTTTGGCTCATGGAAAGATGATGTTGATTTGATCCTTGCCGCGTTCGATGTCGTCGCACCATGCGACTGCCATTCCTTGATCGTTAAGTTTATCGAGCCATTTGAGTTGCAGCGCGGTCGGATGCTTGCCCGGAGCTTTGAACTCAACGAACAAGCACCGACCGGCGCGGATGAACAATCGGTCCGGCTGTCCACGCTGATTCTGCCCGGCGAGCTTGATGATCAAGCATCCCTTGGCTTTTGCGTAGGCACAGACTGCCTTCTCGATGGTCGACTCTCTCATAGTTTGTCCTTGTAGTTGCAGATTTGAGCGTAGAACTGAGTGCGCAGGCTTGCCATTACATAAGCGTTGACTCCGTCGGTGTTGTCGATGTCGGCAGCAGCCTCGCAAGCGTCGATCTCACGACCTGTCATAAGGTGGCGCACGGTTGCCAGCAGTGCGATAGCGTCTGATTGCAGATCATCACCGATTTTTTTGTATTTCTGATCCTCTTCCGAAGTCGGCATGTTGATCGTCTCTTCTGTGTCTGTAAGTGTCATAGTTTTGTATGTTAGCGGCTCGAAACGATTGGTTTCTTGAATGCGCGGATGCCGAGGGTCTCGGCGAGTGCCTCGACTGCATAGCCATGCTCCTCCATGTCCTTGAGCGTTGCGAGAATAGCGGCTCGCTTCGGCTCAACGGTGACGAGGTCGTTGCGGAGCGATTGCAGTTGATTGATGTCGATGACCTCGAAGTCCCAAGCAAACCGGATGCCGTCGGCTAGTCTAGTCGCGGCAACCTCGTTGCTTGATTGGAGCTTCTCAGCGGCGGCTTTCTTAGCTGCGATGACTGCCGCGATCCCGCCCTCCTCGGCTGCTTCACGTGCGGCTCTGGCTGCCTCGAACGCGGCACGCTCGGCTGCCTCCTTCTCAGCCTTGATGCGCAACACCTCCTCGGCATGGTCGCCGACAATTTTCTTGATGCGGTTCTCCTCAGAAACTATCTCGGCGAGGAAATCGGCGGCTGCGTTGTCGATCATCTTGCCGATGCGGTTGACCGGTTCCTTGACGAGTTTCCTCGACTTCTCGACCTCGATGCGCATTGCTGCTAAGGATCGGGAATGAAACTGCGCCTTCGCGCTTTCGTCGTTGCTTGTGACGGTCGTGATCGCGGTTGACTTGGTTATCAGCTCCGCCTTGCGGGACTCTGCCTCCGAGGAGATTGTCAGTTGGTATCCATCCCCAGCGAGGATGAGCGGTGTGATTTCGGATAGTTCGGTTGTAGTGTTCATTTGTTTGTTGTTTTGGAAAATGGTCTTGGAGGCGAAAGGTCGATGTGGCCGGTGCAGGCGCAGCAGTCGATGAGGAGCGCTCGGTAGTGTTTATGGTAGCAGGTCGGGCAATGGTTCGGTGGGCAGACTCGCGCTCTTGCTTTGTGTGCGCGTTCGGCGAGAGCCTCGCGGATGCTCAGAACGGTTCGTTTTCCGTTGGCTTGTGAGGATAGTCCCACATGAGCCACGGGAGCCGGTGCAGGAGGATAGGCGGCATCCCGTCGCGGTAGGGTCGGATTGCCAGCCAAGCCACTTCCGAATCCATTGGATCGCGCATCACGCAAAGCTCTGTCTCGAATGCGTTCAAGGCTGCGTGCCATGTCTGCGTCTCGGCGTCCGCGTTGCTCGGCACCATCGGGATCGCCTCGCCGTTCGTCCGCGATAGGCTGCGTTTCTCCTTGTGCGCTGCTTTCTCCGCGATGACTGCCGGCTGGAGTGGCGTCTTGTTGCTCACCACCAGACCGGCTCTGCGCTTTCCCGGCGGGTCAATGCGGTTGATCGCTGCCTCGACCTCTAGGTCTTCGGCGGTTAGTTGGCTTGATGCTGCGGCTGGCTTCGGTTGTGAGGCGGCTGCTACTTTCTTGGCGGCGATTATTTCGGCAATGGTCATGGTCGGTTCTGGTTGGTTATGGTTTAGCTGTGTTGTCTGCAAAAAGTGCCGAATATTTGATTTTCAGCAGCGCGTCGGGATTTGATGGCATCGTCCTTTTCAACGAACCTCCCTAAATGTATGGTTTTCCCTTTAGATTGTATGTAAGTTGTCCACTTTTTCTTTTTATTACAAAAGCTGACGCCATTGACTCCCGACCTTGAATTTTTATTGATTTTACGATTCATGGTATTTTGTGAATGAGTGACAATCCTCAAATTGCATATTTTGTTATTCATTCCGTCACCATCTATATGATCGATCAATGTTGGCCATTCATTGTTGACGAAAAACCATGCAAGTCTGTGCGATAAATACTTCCTTCTTTTGATAGTAATTTGTTGATACCCGCCTCCAGATGAAGTGCCAGCAATTTTGCCGCTCCTTCCTGTTCCTGTTCTGTTCCATGAAAAAACGCCGCTTTCTGAATCATAAGTCAGAATCTCTTTTAGCTCTTCAATCGTGATTAAATTTTTCATGTTTGCACCCGAATGCCCCACCCCGCTTTAGCAGAGTGAGGCTTACCTTATGCAATATACTGCCTGGAAATCAATAGTCGTCGCCGCCGAGGATGTCAGCCAGCTCGGTCAGAGCAGCGACAAGTGCCGCGTCCTCTGCCTTGCCGTCGGCTTTCGCCTTTGGAAGCCAGCCTTCAATAAGTTTCGCCGCGCCTGCCTCATCGACTTCGCCGAGCTTCTTGCCCTTGTATTTGCCGATGTGAACCATGACCGTCTCCCAGCCTGGCTGTTCGGATTTCTCCTCGGAGCTGCCATCGGATTCACCATCGACCTCGCGGTCTCGGATGCGGGTGTATTTACCAGACGGCTTGAGCGTTGTCTTGTCGCGGTCGGGCGCCATGAAACTGATGTTGGCATAGGTTCGGTCGTCCTTCGTCTCATGCTGGATGATGAGCTTAACTCCGAAGCCGATGAGAGCTTCAAGATCAAACTCGCCAAGCTCAGCGGATGTCAGGTCGCGGCCCATCATCTTTTTCAGATCCTTGCGGAGTGCTGCCTTTTCGTTGAGGCTCGGCGTGTAGCCACGCGACCAAATGCAGAAGCGGCGGTCGTTCTCTTCGTCCATGACCTCGGTCTCGAAGACGAGGCGGAACTCGTCTTTCTCGCCGTATTGTGTCATGCGTTTTTTCATCTCGGTAATGTCCACCAGCACGGCCTTGATCGGCCCTTCGGTTTCTGGGTGCGGGGTGAAGTTGCTTTGTTTTTTCTCACTTAGTTTCATACTGTATTTATTACGTTGTTGTTTGTTGTTATTGGGGAGAGTTATGGGACAAGTCGCAGCAGATAGACGGCAATGACTCCGATGATTGCTCCGGTGATTGTGGCGGAGACAATGACTGGCGTGAGCGAGCGATCAACGTTTGGTCTGCGGATCTTCGTCTCGTTGAGCGTTAGCTTGCTCAGGTCGTTGATGTGGAGGCGCAGGAACTTGTCCGTGCCGGGCTTGATGTCGTAGTTTTGTTTCATGGTGTGTCTTGTTGGTTTCTGTTGTTATAGACCCCCGCGCCTCCTCGGTCAACCGACCAAAGAAAACGCGAGGAGGTTTGGGAGAATGTATTAGAGCGAGTCCAAATCATAGATGGTAACAGCTCCTGATTTTCTGGCGTACAAAGTGCCAGCGTAAAAATACCGGCGCGCGTGGATGTAATAACTGACCCCGTTGCGTAGTTTGCGCACGGTGTAATCTGGTCTCTCATACTCGCCATTCGCTAGGTAGTAGGTGCCGGAGTCGAGGACTGCAATTGCTTTTTGCGCGTCGGCGCGGGTTGCATACGTGTGTGGTGTTGTCATATTGTTGGTCGGTTGGTGTTGGTTTGGTTTGGAGAGTGTATTAGAGTGATTTGATCGCCGCTTGCAAATCGGAGAGCGAGTATCCGCGTGCAAGGCATGCGTTATTAGCAGACGCCATATCTTTGGCTGTCCATGATTGGGATCTTGCCCACTCGCGTTCCGACTCGATGCCTTCGCGGGTCGCTAATGGAGACGCAGCTTTTTGAGCCTCAATCAACTCGGCAGCAAGCGCCTCAATTTGTTTGTCATCACTATAACCACCTTGTCCCTCATTGTGCAATGCGCGGTATTGTGCGCGGGTGGCGGTAGCGGTTGCAATGTCTACTTTGATCTCGTTAATGTTGCGTGCAGTTGTCATTGTGTTGGTCGGTTGGTTGGTTAAGTTAGGCATTGCCTAGTAAAAAGAAAAGACTTTTTTTCGTATTGATTGAAGAAAGTCTGCCAACCCTTGCAGAATAAGGTTTTTTGCGCCCTTAAACGGTCGCTTGAAAGTGCATCGCGTCGCGTCCCCACGCTGCTCCGGCGCATGTCCAGCCCTCGGCAGCGAAGACCTCCATCACCTCGAGCGGCATTGTTGCCGATGCGGGCCATGCCTGGCGGTTGCGGTTGGTGTCCGGGTCAAGATCAATAGCGGCTCCGCGTGCGTGGAGCGATGGGAGAGAGCCGCCTCGCATCGGGCGGTTGTTGTAGCATCCTGCGTAGCGCGTGAGGACGTCGCGGCCCGCAGGGATGTCTGCGAGGCCGGCGAGGATGCGCTCAAGCGAGTTGGCGACCTTGCGGTGGCAGCGGATCGAGCGGATCGGCTGGTCGTCGTAGCGGACGCCGTATTCGATGCAGTTGAGATTGACGAGCTGCGACTCATCGCCAGGGGAGCCGTAGAACGCTTGGAGCGCGGCCTGCGATGAGGACGGCCAAGGGTTGACTTTAGGTCCAAGCTGTTTTAGGTGCGCTTGGCAAGCCGCGATCGACCTCGGACCCCAGAAGCCATCGGGAGTTGCGCCGATGCGCTTTTGCATTTCGATGATTTGTTGGCGGTTCATGGCTCGTGTGAGTGCTTTTTCTTGTAACTCGCCCAGCCGCCGAGCCTGACCGCGCTGTGGACGGTGTGGCGCGTCAGCCAGCTCACCCCAGCGTTATACATCGCCTCGAGGAAGATTCTATCCGCCTCTGCGCGATCTGCTGCTGAGAAGATCAAATCGCTGTCTTTTGAATAGAGGAAGTCGTGGACAAGCGCGGCTGAGAAATACGATCCGAACGGTGAAAAGATGTTCCAGAAGATCTTGGGAACGCTCGCGCCGTCGGTATGAAATCCTTTCGGGATGCGGATCGTGCCGACAGATGAATGGTAGCGGAATGATTCGGTCAACTGGAATATCCGGCTGACTTTACGCATTCCTGCGTCACGGAACACCGCCACATCTGGAAAGCAATCGTTCACTTCTTCTTCTTCAGTAAGTTGTAAAGTGTCACAAGTGAGACGCAGATTAAGAGTGACGTGGAGGTTGTCTTCAAAGCCCAGTCGAGCTGCTCTTGGAATTGCGTGATAACTCCGAGCGCGGAGGCTGCCGAACCGATAACTCCGTTCACTAAATTGTATGTTGCGCTGTGTTCGTGCATTAGATTGATTCTGGCTCTGGTTCTGATTGCGGCTCCGGCTGTGCGGGTGCGGTGAAGATCACCTTGCCGTCTGGTTGCGGTGAGAATTGGTTGAAATCGGGTGCGGCAAGACCATCGGATTCGCCAAGTGCAGCGAGTGTTTGATGAATCGCGGAATAGACTGACAGAGCTTTCGCTGCGTTTAATCCGAACGCGTCCATGACGGCTTGCTGCTGTCCTTGGGTGTTGGCGAGATCGTAGGCTGCCTTTGCTTGTGACTTGAGGAAGCCGATCGTCTGCACGTTGATCTGGTCGATCTGTTCGGCGATGGATTGGGCTTGGGTTTTGGATAGAAGGTTCATGATATTATGCTGCGTAGAATACTGCGTCAAAAATGTTTGCTGAAAGGTTAGTGGTTCCAGTTGTTGCATTTGCAGTATGAACATCAATCAATGCTTGCGATGAAACCCCAGCAGTCGTTGGACCTCCAGTAGTTGTGATTTGCGATAAAGTCCTAGAACCTTGAGAACTAAATGATGCTGTGATATTTCCAGCACCATCGCTTATGACAGAAATATAAAGTCTAGTCGAAGCAATATCTGTGCTCAAACCAGTGTTAGTCCATGAACTGTATGAAATTGCTGTTCCGTTGTGACCATAAACTCTCCAATCGTGAGAAGTTCCGCGAGATTTAAATTCAATACCAAATCCACGATATGAAACCGCATCAACTCCGTCTGCAACTGGAGTGCTATCAGAACCGTATCGAATCCTGAATATGTTTAACCCATTCGTGAAGTTTGTTGATCCGATAAATCCAACAACAGCAACCCCTTGAGGCCTGCTAAAAGCAATTCCTCCACCAGATAATACAGGGCTATTTGTAATACCTCGACCAATCTGCGCTCTTGCCCATCCGCTATTCGCGGATCCACTTCCAAAAGATGCCCAACGATCACCTGCTATTGTTAAAGAATTGGCTCCAGTTGTTCCGCTTGTGGCAAAAGCCGGAACAGAAAGAACGCGAAAGACTGATCCGAGATTATAGAAATGTTCGATCCCAGTCAGGCTGCGAGTCATCAGCGCATCCGCCGTCGCCGCTGTTTGGTTCGTGCTGCGGAGTTGCCCCGTGAAAACAATCGACGCGGCGGCTTCGAGCTTGGTCTGGATGTATGCAAAAACGTTTGCCCATGTAACCTTCTTCAGACCGAACGATGCCGCGCTGTCGGTCAGGACTGTCTCATCAGCATCGACAAGGGTTGTCTTTGCGGTCGCCCCGTTGATCTTCGACGCGATGCCTGCCGCAGTCGGTGTCATCTCATCGGTCGTCAGCGCGACGGTGCCGCTTGCAATATCTGGTAATGAAATCGCGCTGTCTGCTGTAAGTGTAGCCGGACTGCCGAGAGTCTGCACGAATGAGCCTCGATTCCATCCAAACAATCCAAGAACACGGCGCACAAATGAACGGTCGTCGCCTGTTATTGTTCCAAATTCGTGATGATTTGTTCCGCTTACAGTTCTTGTTCTCCCGCCTAATCCAGAACTTGATCCAGCGCTTAGCCCAGTTCCAGATGTTGAGAAGCTGGATACACCAAAGCCATTTGTTGATGTTCCATTCAAGGCAGCACTATTTGTAGATACTCCAGTAACTCCTGGTCCATCTGGGCTTGTTCCATTTACAGCGGAAGCACCAAAACCTGTTGCGGCAAATAAAGCGCGGCCTTGTGAATCACGTTTCACAATAGTGTTCGGAGTCGCTGCGCTTGTCGCATCCGAAATATCAGCGCTCACAAGACTGCGATTCTCCCAAAGACTAGCCCCGCGCATCAACGCTTGCCCTGCGGTTGGACTGGTGATCAATACATCTGAAAGTTCATCAAGCTCCGATCCGTTTTGCACCTTGACGAAGATCTCAATAACCGTGTTGCCCGTCTTGCGTGTGACAACTCCGAGATAAACCATGTGATTCGGTGCTACCGGCCTGTTTGCTGCGCCAAAAACCATCCCGCCAGCGGTTGTAGGTGATAGCCAGATCGGATCGCCCTCAACAGCGGTTGGAGCCGAGATGCTGACTGTCATCAGCCCCTCGGTGATGACGTAGCCTGTGGCGTTGTTGGCGAGGGTTGACTCGCTGATGCCGATGGTCTTGCTGGATGTCAGCTCGGCGTTGGCTTGTGCTAGACCGATGATGATGTTGTTTCCAGATGCGCCAGTGACGTAGACAACCTGCCCGGCACTGATGGCAAGTCCGGCTTTGCAAAACACTTCGAGTCCATCGCAGCGGCCTGTAATCCGTGGAGCTGTGACGATGCCGGTGAAGGTAGGGTTGGCAATCGGTGCCTTGAGCGCGAGTCCATCAAACACCGCGTTGCCAGAGACAGCGTTCGCGCTGCCGTCGATGATCGTTTGATCGACTGTGGTTGAGCCAGCTGGGCCGCGTGCAGTTACAACGGTAACAGCAGCTTCTTGTCCAGTCTGAGTAACGACCACTTCACCAACTGCTCCTGTTTGCGTCACGTTGCTCATATTGGGGTAATCGTTTTTCCGAGGTTGAGATAAAATATATCCGTAATGTCTCTGCCAGCATTGTTGGTGACGATGATGTCGATTTCGTAAACTCCAGCAATTAAATCATCAGTTGATTGGACGATTTCGACTTTGCCATCCGCAATCGTGCAGGTCAAAAGCATTGGCTCGCAAGTGCCTTTGAGCCGCATGGCTGACGTTGCAGTGTAAGTGCCATCCAAAGTGATTGGCACGCCGTCTATATCGACAAACTCGGCTGTAATGTCTAAGTTTTGCCCGCGCTTTAGATAGATCGTGTCTGCCATGGCTTATTCTCCTGCGTGGATGTCCAGAATCAAAGTGACTGGTGCGGTTGCACCTGTAAATGTAACCGAATCGCCTGTAAATGGATGCGCACCTGCTTGCGATGCTTGCAAATGGACAAACGGTGCCGCAATAGTCAGCAGGTTGGTGCCTTCTCCTATCGCCACCGTGCCGCTGGTCGACGCAGAGCGAACAAGCATCGAATGCAGCTTCGTCATAGTCGGCAATGCGATTCCTTCGTTGTCAGTTGCGTTCCATGCGGTGCCGTTAAACTTGTAAGCTCGGGTCGTGCCGACTCCTGGCGTTGTGTCTGCCGAGGTTGCGGCGGTAGTAATCCCCGCGCATGTCCCGTTGGCATGTGCCATGTTCAGCGTAGCATCGTTTGCAGCGTGGTTTATCGCGCTGGTGGTGAGAGAGTAAGTCGCGCCAGATCCGCCGACGGTGTAGTGCGCGGTGATGGCAGCGTTGGCGTTTAAGGCAGCCCTGACCTTCGTCGCAACTAGGCTGGCGGTGTTATCTGTCAAAAGCAATGCGACGGGGACGAGCAAGGGCGAGCCAGTGACAAGTGCTGATGTCACGGTCACGTTCAAGTCGCCTGCCGTAGTTGCGCCAGCGGCTGCTACAATCGTAGCTGTCTCGACTTGTGCAGTTCCTGCTGCCGTGCCTGTGACTGCGCCGGTGGACGTGTTAAGTGTAAGCACGCCAGCTGGCTGAATGATCATCGCCATCGAATAGGCGACGGTGGGCGCGTTTGTGTAAATAACAGATGCGAGTGCTGTCCCGATTGTTTGAGAGCCTGAAACATTTACTGCGCCGGGATCGGCCGTAGCAATCATGCCGTAACGAACTTCTGTGCCGGAAAGAGTCATAAAATACATTTCCCCTTTAAGTGGCGAAAGTCAAATTTCAGCTTACTGTTACGCTAAGTCGAGAGAGTAAGTGATCGCAGCAAGTATAGGCTTTAACTAAACTCCCATTCATATGCCACTTCAACGCTTGAAGTCCCGCCTGTGCCAATGTTCCACGATGTTTCTACCAGTGTGGCGTTGTATGTTCCGATCTTAGATCTCCATTCAAAAATTGACCATTCGGAAATGTCTATTCCGGTAGGACCAATCGACACACCATCCCCGAAATGGCTAGGTCCTCCCGATCCGTCACCGGCGACAAGCCAGTAGGTCGCCGGAACCCTTTGTGTCCCGTTTGTGAATATAGGGACAAAATGCACGTTTGCTGTTATATCTCCGGTAATCGGAGCAACGCCGTCCTCTGTTCTCTCATAAGTTCCAACGACTTCTAATCCTAACGGAACTGTCATATAGAATTCCTGCTGCCCGATGTGGCGCCCGCTATTTTCTGCTGTAAATTCCGCAGCTTGCGGGTAGTAGAAGTCGAAAAAGAAGTCAATAAAATCATCGTTATCATCACCGATGCTGCTATCGAAGGGCGGCGTGGTGATAACCGCTCCGGTGGTGTCCGGGCGAATTGATACCCTTGAGAATACTTGGGTGAATGTCCCGTCTAGTGTCTCGGAATATGTCACCCCATCCGCCTCATATGAGCGCGACCCGGAAAAGGTTATCTGGCAGCGGTAATTCTGCAAATGTGATGCCGCATCTATCGCGTAATTACCGCCGATTGGAAAATATGAACCAACATCCCTTGCTATAACGAGGCTGCTCATTGCTTCCACCAGTGATTGACTGAACCGTAGGAATCAACTCCTAGATCCCCTCCGCTGTAAACGTTTATTATTTCGAACGTGTTGGGGGAGCCTGCGGTAAAATTTACCCTGCCAAGCCCCCGAAAAGATGTGAATCCAGTAGATGTGATGTCGGTTCCAGATGGGACGTCTTCTGTGGCTGATGTCTCAATGGTGACAACGTAGCTGTCAGGTGAGCCGAACGTCCCCACGCACTTCACCCAAACCCATGTGTCGGCGGTGACGGTGATCTCCGGCTTAGTCTCCGCGTCTAGCGGAATGGTATTAAGGGTGGGCATTTCGCTGTTGACCGTTCCGGGGATGATTTGAAATTTATTTTCAGCAGTTCCTTGTTTGATCGTAAGTTTCAACTGTGATAATCTATTTTTCATTGCGATCGATCCAACAATCTTTCTGTCTCTCAGCTCTTGCAATGTTTTATTAACTCCACGCGCCCAGCCTATTAACCCTCCAACGGTGGATGGTCTTTTCGGTATTGTAACGCTGCCTTGTAGTCTAAATTTCATCAGTAATCGTAAAGAAACTGGTTTTTTTCGTTGTCTTGGATCAATCGGAAATCAAGTGTTTTGATAAACCTCTCTGGTCCCGATTGGCTTTGGGTAGGTGAAGCAAGCATCCATGTCCAGCCAGCCCCTGGGGCGGCTGGATCGCCGGGAGGATTATCAACGATCTTGCCAAGTGAATTGAGCTGTGCAGTAGTAAATCCTTCTTCTGACTCAGTGTGGTAGCTGTATGTCCAGCCTCCTCTGTCCCATGTCTGGTCGCCTTCAGCTATGATATTGGCAAAGTTAATCGCATCGCCCACAATAAAATCAGAAAGCGTATCGTTTACAGCCAAACTGCCATCTTCCAGTAAGATTTTTACTTTGTTGACTTCTCCGTCCCACACGTATTGTCCGCTCAGAAGATATCCAAGCACGGTTTTTGCTGTTTGCGATAATTCCTGCCACTTCGGATGCGAAGAAAACGGTTCAGCTATAAGCTGCCCAGTAAGCGTGCTGGTGGCTTGTTCTTTTTCAGTTCCACTCGAATTGGGGCCGAAAAACTGATACCCTGTAAAAATGCACTTAACGATTGAAAAACCATCTCCCCGATCTGACGGTTCAAAATTTTTCAGTGATAAAAAGCGATAAATTGTTGGGACTTGTGGGAAAATAGATTCCCATGTAGTGCCACGACTAAAAACATTTACGGTCGAAAGATCGGTGTTGCGTATTAAGATGTCCTGCGACGCCTCGATGCCTCCGTTCTCCGTGTAATTAACTGAGAAGCCGGGTTGCGGAACCCATTTAAGTGAAGAGCTTAAAAACTGTTTGATTGCCATAGCTTAGGGTTGTGGTGAAAGTTTTCTGTCGATGCTGCTGAGGATTTTAACTACATTGTTTCCATCCATCGTGCTTGATGGTGGTTCCACTGCTCCACCCAAGTATTTTGATGGGATTGGATTTTTTGCAAGGTTGGCCATGGGACGAAGGGTTTCTACCAAAGATTCAATTTCTTTTCTAATCGCATCCCCTTTGTTTTCTTTAAAAGCATCACTAATTTTCCCAGCGTTTCGCCATTCTTCAGACCCTATTTTTCTAAGGGGGTTGTAATCTTCCAACATCTGCCAGAATGATTGTGCGATTTCTCGACCTCCTGCTTTTATGCCGATTTTCATTCCTCCAGCGATAGCTGTCCCAATTAGCTCTCCAACCCTTACAAGCCGCGTCATATCTCCACCAACCGCTTCCTGTATTGTTTTTCCAATCAAAGTCCCAAATTCGGAAAACTTTGCCAAGAGTTGAGGTAGCTTAGTGTTCGCCGCATCCAATGCGACTTTCAATCCGTCATTAAATCCGGTTCCGAACGCGACTTTGAGTTCTGTTACTGCTGCTCCAAACTGGTTGATCTTGGCGTTTGTTCCAGAACTTCCCTTGTCGATTGCGCGGAAAAACCTTCCTCCTATACTTGTAGCATTTACAAAAGCTTGTTTAACCATGGCAACGGAAATTGCTCCATCTTCCATGTCTTTTTTTAAGTCTTTCATTGATCGACCAGTATCTCGTGAAATCTGTTCAAGCGGGTTAAATCCAGCGTTGACGAATTGCAAAACCTCCTGACCCATGAGTCTGCCCGCCGCAGTAGTTTGGGCAAAGGCAAGTGCAAGGCTTCCAAACCTGTCAGAATTGCCCATGGACACATCGCCAAGCATTCTGAGAGTCGGCATGATGTCTTGAACTGATCCGCCAAAAGCCAAAATTGTTTTTGCTGCCTTTGAATAATCTTCAAGATTCAAAGCGGATTTTTTTTCTTCTTCACGGAATTGCTTGATAAGGCTTTTGGCTGTTTCAAAGCTACCTGTCAAAACTTCAAGTTGAATGGTTAAATCCTCTACGGATGCAGCTGCTGAAGATGATCCTTTAACAAAAGACATTAACCCAGATACCAATGCTCCGGTTCCAAGTAGTGCAGTCAGAGCTGCAAACGGTGAAAGCAAGCTTTTGCCCACCTTCATCGCCACGCCACCGAGCGATTTGAAAGCCGATTGCACGCGAGCAAGTCCTCGCTCTACGGCGGCGCCTGCAAATTTTAAGGTGAATGTAGTGGTGAGTGCCATGATGTTTAAAAATTAAATTTTGGTTTTGGTCGTCTTGCTATTGCCGCTAGCTTGGCGTTGATGTCATCGGCAACTTTGCCTCGCTGCTCAATGCCTTCGATCTCGCGCCCTGCCTCGATCCAAGCGCAAGACATGAGTTGGTTAACGAATGCTGCGGGTAGTTCATAAAGGATTTGATCGCTGCTGAGGTTGGATTTTCCGAGGGTGTAAATGATTACCGCTTCCGCGCACGGGTCGCAGGCTTGCGCTTTTTGATTGCCTGCGCCGGGACTTTTTTTGGCACGGTCATCGAGGTGAAGTAGTTCTCAATTTCTTTGCTTGCGTGCGTCCAGAGTGCCACTAAAACCTTGCTTGTAGACTCCATGAGGAATGTAGTCACCCGTGCCTTCGCTTGCGCTCCTTTGACGTTCTGAAGGCTCTTAGGATCGGTCGTGAAAGCAAAGCAGATTTCAGCTAGGCTGTAATCATCGACATTGCCTTTCTGGGTCATCAATGGGTTTTTGCGCTCAGTTAGCCAATGGATATGGCCATAAGTGCAGGGATAGACCTTGTGGCCGGAGACGGTTTGCGGTGTTGCGTATGCGGGTGCTGATTTCATAGATAGGAAAGAAGTTGGAGTTGTTTGTTTTTTGGTAACTTGCCGTCGAGCATCACGATGGATGGTCCGGCGTTCACCACGGTTTTAGGAATGGCGGTTTTTGCCCAGTCAATTGCCGCCCAACGGTTGACGATGTAGCAGCAGATGTAAGTCAGAGGCGATTCTGGCAGTTCGTGCTCCAAGGCTGAAACTCGATTCAAATCCTTGCGGATGCTGTCCCGTGCGATGCCGAGAAAAGACGCGGCTTTTTCGACCCAGTCAGGTTTTGATTTTGCTCCTCGTGAATGATCAATAAAGTCCATGATCATCACAAACGGATGAGACGGAAACTCGCGGCGGAAAGACTCCTTGTGAGTCCATGCCTTGTTGATCTCCCTTGTCTCATATTGTCCACATTCTGAGAATGAGTTAAGCCGGAAAGAGAGGTAATCATGCCCATCGTCGGACTGGATTACTTCGGCAGGCTCAGGAAAACACGGCGCTATGCCGATGCTCATGCATGCGGCGAAAAAATTAATGTCACCCGTGCGATGGGTGGAAAGGTTTGCTGTCATATTTCATAGGGTAAGATGTCAAGTAAGGCTGACTGGGGCGTTTGTCACAACTTCTGGGTGGAAGATCGCGGAACAATCGCCTGTCTCAAAATCGCTGTTGACGCGCTTTAGGCTGGCTGCATAGACAACCACGCCAGCACTGGCGACTGCGGTTCCGAAGATGCCTTTTGTATTAAGTGTCAGCGTATCGGATGAACCGTTTGCAAGCGTAAGAACCGATGCAATAGCTGGAGTAAATCCTGCTGTCTTGGTCGTTACAACTCCAGAAAGTTTGATGTCAGTGCGTGGGTCGGAAAGCGTAAATCCTACCGTAGAACTGATGTGATTCTTGATGTCAACCTTGTCAGATTGGTAATCATAGGTAATTTCACCAAGATAAAGTCCGGTAGCTGAAGATTCATCGACGGTTCCAAAACGGGCAAGGGAAAAGTTGCGTGCGGCCATGAATGAAGATTCCAGCCAACCGTGGCGAAAGTCAAATTGCGCAAGATATAGCCGTCACCTTCCAAGTCGTCACACGGTATCCATCTGCTTCGGTTGTTTCTGGTGAGTTGACAAGCAACTGGAATACACGGATTCCAATTTGCCCGTCCATCCATGCTTCTGCTTGGTCCGATTCAATATATTCGGCAAGAGCGTTTCGCAAAGCATCATGCGCGGCCTTGCTGGTGGCTTGCTGTGCATCTTCTCCTGGCGTTGTGACCAGCTTAGTCTCCAATTCAATCTTGAAGATATTCCCATCCTGAACGCCTCCTGATTCAAATCGAGAAACGCTGTCGCCCTCGATGTAAACCCCAGGGTATTCCTTTGTGTCCTCAGTGTCGCGCATTGCCACCGGCAGGGTGGTTCCGCGTTGAATCCATCGTTTCCATGCGTCGAGTAGTTTGTCAGTTGTCATTTTATTTTTCGTTTGAGCTTTGCGGCCATTGCCGATTCATACCATTTCACGGTCATTCGACCGCCGGTGTTGATTGCGTCGATTGCGTCGGATTTTTTGAGAACGTAATCGGTGGATACGTAGGAGATGTTATTGGTAATCTTTCCAATCGGATTCCATTGAGAGGCGATGAGCTGCGCCGATCCACCGCTTTTAAACTTGTGGGCGTATCCAGCCACGTTCTTGCCGATAGTCAGGCGTGAGCCTTTGCGCTGTTTCGCGCCAATTGCTAGACCGGCTCCGATCCATGCACCTTTAGCCTTGCCTGAGTTTTTGTAGCGGATACGCAGCGCCTTTGTCATTGCTGCGCTCGATGTGATCCCTTTTTCGTTTCGCTTCATGGTCGGCACCCGGTTGCGCTTGCTGGTCTGCTTGCGGTCAATAAATGCGTTGACCTCTTCCGGGGTCTTTAGGATTCGATCCGGCGTGAATGTCACAAGCTGCCCGTTGATAACCAAGCCGGACAGTTTGCCCCTTGCCACGCCATTGACGTATGCTGCCTTGGATACGCTGTAAACCGCCCGATTTGCATCCTTTTTGATCGCGTCTTCCTGCTTTGTTTTCGCGTCCTTGTCATCGCCCCATGCCTGCGTTCCTTTGACTAGGCTGCGGCAAGTAGCCACACCCCAGCGGCAAATCGCCGCTTCATTCGATTCACCAAAATCTTTAGCCATCGACATAATTTGCCGTTGTAGACCCTTGGTGTCTATGTTTGTGGTTATCATGCCGATTTATTGGTAGATACCAGCCCTACCGTGACGAAAAACGCGCCTTTGCTGATGGATGATACGCGCCAAGTATCGCCACGGCCTGCGGCTGCTTTGCCGAGGTAGCTGGTGACCGCTGCGGTGTAGGCAGTCGAGAACGTAGCTGTTTGAACTACGAAATCAAGCATTGCGTCTCGCTCAAATCCGCCATCCTCATAATCCCGTGAATGTCTGGCTTCTGAATAAGTCCCGCTGATAGCTGTGCCACCAGCAATGGATAGCGTCTCCGCACCGATCACGGTTCGAGCAATAGGTGCTACGGTATCAATAAAATCGCTCAAAATAGACATGAAGTAGTTTTTTCTGGATTGTGGCGAAAGTCAAAGCTCGGGAGCGGCGGTGGTGGCTGCGTCGTGGATGTAGGTATGCAACACCTTGCTGATGTGATGCGCGGTCTTGATCCGCTTTCTGGCTTGATGGCACCAAACTAGATCCTCGCCGTAATTGCTGAACCCAAAGACGCAGCCTTTGACCTTCTGGCGATTCCAAGCACAAATGTGCCACGGTCCGCGCAGGGTAATGCCGCCCGGGTTAAACTGACCGTCTTGGTTTTTGATCCCAAAATGCACCACGCTTTCCAAATTGTTGTAAATCGCTTTCTGATTGAAAGTGATCACATCGGCTCTTGTCTCAATGGCTTTCAATACCTCCGAAACGTAATCATCAGATACGTCGTCATCGTCATCGCAAAACGCAATATATTCGCCATTGGCTATATCAACCAATGCCTGCCGTTTCTCCCCGATGCTGCGGGTGCGGTTGTCACTCAAGATTAGATGCTCGACCTGCCCCGAACTCTTCAGCGCGGAACTCTGTTCCTCGATGCGGGTTTGTAGGGCGTAGAGCTGCTTCTCCCTGCCGCGAATGGTCGGTGTCAGTATGCTTAGTTTCATCATTTTTCTTTTTTTTGTTTTTCCAAAGTGGGCATTCATTCCACGCTTTTGTATCTTTAACTCGGCTCCAGCTTCCTTTGTGACTCATAGTTTTTCAAGTTGTTTGATCCAGCATCTGCCGGCCATGTTGTATTTGATGCCTAGTGATTCCAATGCTTTTGATACGCCCGGCGAGTCAGCATCGTGGCCGCCAAAGAATCCGCCTTTTTTGACCTTTGGAAGCCATGCCTCAATGTCGCGCTTGGCGCTGGCGTAATCATGCGCAGCGTCGATGAAAACGCCGTCAAGCGAATCGTCAGCAAATTGTGCCGCCGATCCTGCGCTGTCTCCCTCAATGATCGAAATCTCGCGTGGTCCTCGGTTGTTTTTGAACTCCTCCAACACGTCAATCCTGCCGGTTTCGTCATCGCCTTTGAAGGTATCGACGACAGAGAACTTGATCAGCTTTTTGATGTCCTCCAGCCGGTCTGCAAGATAGACCGCGCTTTTGCCTTTCCAAGCTCCGACCTCTACGAACTGCCCGCATTCTGGGATTGTTTTTGCGACGTAATCATAAACATCTCGGAAATCAAACCATCCGTGAATATCTGTCGATACCGGCAAGGAGGAAACTAAGCGTTTAAAAATGCCCTGCCCAGTCAGGTAGTGATATTGATCATTGCTGCGCTCATAGGTCTGATCTGACTCTGCTTTCCCAAATGCCGGGTGAACATGCTCGAAAACGATTTCTGCTTTTGCGTCAATGATTACGCCGTCCTGCGCGGCTTTGTATGAAAACCAGTTATCTGAGAACATCGAAAAGAACTCTGGATGAAAGAAATGTCCCTGCTCAATGTAACGTGCGCGGGTGATGATCGCCATGCAGAGCAGGTCATCTTTTCTGAAACCGTCAGAAATCGCCAAAACTTTAGGCTTCGATGTGTCGCCGATGGCGCGAATGATCGCTTCGTCCCAACCTTGGAATGGTTTCCAGTCGTCGCTGAGTTGAATTAGTATCTCGCCCTTGCATGATTGGGCCGCTGCGTTCCATGCACCAACGCACCCCGAGTTGTGCGTGCTGATGACGCATCTGGCGTTGGTCAATGGGTATGAATCCACGTCGTCAACATCAATAGCGAAGATATGCTCAATCGAATCTGGATTGGTTGCGGATCTCAGCCATTCCATTCTCGAGCGCCAGGCTTGCGCTGGTCGTCCTCGTGTAGCGTGAAGAAGTGAAATTTTCGCACCGTTCCGAATAAAATGATTGGTTTCGATTGCGTCGGCTTCCTCTCGGCGGTTGTTTGCGCGTAGAGCCATGCCACGCAGCCCGATGCCGAGTGAGCCATAATAAGGTCTGCGAAGGTTCCATGGCGGCTCTGGATGCATCTCCAGCCCCAGCATTGCCTCAGTCCAGCCAAGCGCTGACTGTGGGTCGGAAATTGTTGATGCCAATCCGAGCTCTCCGTATGCCTCGCGCCGGCTTGGATCTGTTGCAAGTGCAGCCACAAGCATTTGTTTTTTGCTGCCATCATCATCGGCAAGTCTAGCGAGTTGGAAATAGGCTTCGTAAAGTTCATTTCTTCCGACTCCTTCGGATTGCACAAACTCAAGAGCTGCTTGGATCGCCTCGTCGTTCCGATCCAATGCAATCAAACTTTGGAAGGTGTGAAATTTCTGCGACACGGTTCTTTTCTTTTCCGGTATGGATTCGAGGATCCTTAGATTCCTTTCATCTCTAGATGCGCTGCGTTTTTCGCTGGCATGAATGATTTCGGCGCCGTCGAATCTCATGTGATTCGTGCCTTCATTAAATTTCAAGCATTCATGCACCGGATGTTCCCACATGGCAGATCCTTTGCGCCAGATCCTTTCTCTCCAGTTGATGATGTTATCCTCCGGCACGACGTAGCGCATCAAAATGCCGTCAACGGCTTTGTCGTTGATGTCGGAAATTAAGCGCCGGATTTGCTCACCTGAATCTTCTGTCATAATGTCATCGGTGTCGGCCCACATGATCCAGTCGCAGGTAGCTCGGTTTGCTGATAAGTTGCGAGCTGCTCCAAAGTCGTCAACGTGGTTCCAATGTCCGATCTTGTTGAAATACTCACCGATGATGCAGCCGCGACTTTGCGCAATCTCAAGCGTTCGGTCTGGTTTCTGGTTGCCGATTGCCCGGATTATAACGACCTCATCGAAATGGTGTTGGAATTTATCAAGAAACCTTTCGATGTAGTTTTCGCAGTTTCCAGTTATTACGGAAAGTGAGATTGTATCTTTTTTCATATGTCTGAATCGAATATGGGATTTATTCATTTTTTGACAATAAAAAAACGCCGCCCTTTTTTACGGGGCGACGTCTTATGAACTACGAACTACACCAGAGAATTATGGTTTTGTGCCGAATGCAAGACCGAGGGTCAAACCAGTTGCGGTTCCGTAAAGGCACTCGAAAGCACCGAACATTTGACCAGTTGCTGTGTCGAAGCTGCGGCGATACCCCATCACGATTCCGGATGGATCGGCTGCGCGCTCGACTGCGAGATACTCGGAACCGGCTTGCGGCTCAAGATAACGCATTGCAATGCTGATTGCATCAGGGTGAGCTGCGAAGCAAACAAGCGAAGTTGCAGCGGTTGGAAGAATGTTGGTTTCGTAAGTTGGGAAACCGACAAGCTGACCAAGCGTGCCTTGACGTGCTGCTTGGTTATCACCGATTGCGTAGGCTTGAAGCACGTTGGTAGAACCAAGCAGCGATGCACCTACAACGGTGTTGTGAATAAAAGAGCAAACGCCAGGATCAACGTCTACATTGCGACCGGCAAGGACAGCGCGGAGTGCGATGAGTTGTGCCAATCCATAGCTGGATTCCGAAGTCGTCACAGAAGCGGCTCCGAAGTTGGTCGTGGTGATCAGCTTCCAGATGTTTTCCAGAACTTTTTGACCAAGTGCGCGGCCAGCTTGCATTGCAAGTTCGTCAAAACGTGCGCCAGAGCTGTTTGCATTCTGGAGGTCGGTGATGTCGAAGCTGACGATGTTGTGCTGGTTAAGGTTGACCGTGTTGTGAGTAATTGCGCCGCCACCAGTTTGATAGTTGGCGGAACTTGCGTTGAAAGTCGTTGCGGTCATCGCGGAGATGAAAGGGACCACAATGGCATCACCTTTGCCTCTTGCGGAATCGTCAAGAGAGCGTGAGAATGCACGGAGCGGGGCGAGCTTTGCGGTGAAGGCTTTAAGGGCTTCTTGTGCAAAGATTGTATCGTTGAATGAAATGGTAGCCATTTGATTAATTAGTTGAGATTATTTTTTGAGTTGTTTTTTGATCTCGGCTTGATTGGCATTGTAATATGCGGTTCTTGCCGAGCCTTTGAGATTGGAAAGTTCTTTGATGTGATCAATTTCAGCGGATGCTTCTTCGTTTGTTTCAATTGCTTCCGGTTGACCGATTGCTGCGAGAGATTCGGTAATTGCGGCTGGAATTGAAGCCTTAACTTTTTCGATCTCGGAGTCCTTGGCAATGATGCTGGCTTGGGCTTCGGCAAGTGATGCCTCGGCTTTTGCTTTTGATTCTTCTAGTTCAAGGATGATTGCTGACAATCCAGACAATTCTTGAATCTTGTTCTGAGCGATTTCAAGCTCCGTGCGGATGTATTCGTTTTCAGCGATCGATGCTTCGAGTTTGGAAATCTCATCGTTGCCCGGAAATAGTTTTGAAAGGATTGACATTGGATTATTAGTATGCTGGGTATTTTTAGGAGATGCTGAACGAATGTCAAGAATCGAATCAATGAAGCCATATTCTAATGATTGCGTGGCAGTCATCCATGTTTCTTGCTTCATCATTTCGCGGATATCTTCAACATCTTTGCCAGTCTTGCCGGCGTAAATCTCAGCGATGTTCTGCGATAATCCATCAAGCAAATCAGCAGCTTTACGAAGTTCTTCCGCGTTGCCTCTGACTCCTTGTGATGCCTCATGAATCATCATGCGACCATGCGAAACCATTCGGACTTCGTTACATGCCATGCAGATCACGCTTGCCATGCTCGCTGCCATTCCGGTTACCGTAGCAGTGACATAGACGCCGCGTTCTTGGAGCGATTTGATTTCTTGATAGACTGTATAGCCGTCAAAAATGCTTCCGCCTGGGGAGTTGATTTCAATCTCAAGCGTTTCGATCGCGTTTTCGGCGCAATTAGTGATCTCTCCAAAGTCAGCCCCAGATGCATATGCAGATGCGCCGAATAGTTTGCTGATATCCTCAGTGAGTTTCTCGACGGAGAATGGGTTAATGTCCTCGGTCAGTTTGACTTTTCCAGACTTGTTTTCAATCGTTGTCAGATTCATCTTCTTCAGTTGTTTGGGATTTTGTAATTTTTTCTTCTTCTGAGTGATCAGGTTCTTCTGGCCCTTCAGGTTTTGCCATTTCGTTTGGCGTTTGCATAAACATTTCACGGTCTTCAATTTCGATTTCGACTCCGTATTTAGCAGATGCCTCTTGTGATACAATCGCTGCGATTGCTTTACGATTTGCCACGGACCAAGCCCGTTTCATTAAAAATTCATCTTCGGTCAAACCTCTAGCTTCAAGAACTTCGGATAAGTTGCGTGATCCCGTCACCAGTTCTGACAATTCTAGTTTGGATTCCCTGCCGTCATCGACAGATAGGCGAGGTGGTCGCGAGAAGTCCCACGCGGTTGGACTGTCAA